AGGCACATGGTCATGCAAGTATTAGCATGGATGTGGTGCATAGTATTCTCTATGTACTTTGGTAGTATGTGGGTGTTTGGTATAACTGCAGTTGCTCACGTGTTTCTAATAGGTGCTATTGTTTTAACTGTAGCTACGTTTGAAACTGCAAAGAGAAAGCCTACATTCTTCTTGAAGAAAGGCTATCACACACCAAGCAGAAGTAGATATATGTATCACAATGGCAAGAGAATTAAGTATGATGATAATGACAAAGGTGGAGAGCATGAATAATGTATAAATACTCATTAGGAACTGAAGTTCAAGGAGCAGAGTATATTCAAGGAGACCTCGTTTCAATAATGGAAGGAAAAATAATTAAAAGAAAAAAATGGAGTGGAGAAAATTGGTACACCATTGGTAATTATAAATGGAATGGGGAGTATTACACTCAAGTTTATTTAGAAGATGAAGTAAAGGAGATTACACATGAATAGATTTATTATAGAGAAGACACCATTTGAGATATCTAAATCTCTGTGTGACCAACACGTAGTCAAGATGCCACTAGAAGAAGCACAGATGTTATGTACTGCACTATGGCATCATGCACCTGATTATGCAAAGGAACATGACTTGTACAAACCTGTACACCAAAAACATCCATGCACTCTATGGGCGATGGAGAATAGGTTAAATTATCAATGGGCATTTACTTTGTATGATGCAATGCTAGGTGAATATGGAAAGCGATATCATAAAATTCATGGTGCAAGTAAACACTATACTGCATTGTTCAATGGCATTAAGTTTGTACCTGATTGGAAAAACTTTTTAACACCACACCCACAATGTTTTAGTGGGCATGACCAACTAAAAACAAATGAGGTATTTCCTATACTAGCCTATAGAAGATTTTATATTGTTGACAAGTCTAGATTTGCGAGATACAAGTATACAGAAAAACCAAAATGGATGGAAACAGAATTACCAACTTGGATGAAAGGAGAAGTAGCATGACAACGATTAAACTTACAGAAGTACAAGAAGAAAGATTACTAAAACAAATTAATAATTTGAAAGATATAGTTAATAATATTAATGAGGGTATGCCTTTGGACTACCACACAGTAGTTGAATTACCTAGCTTAGAATTTATACTAGCAGACATATTTAACTTAGAACTACCTAAGTGTGAGCATAGTTATGCAGACAGATGGAGATATTATAAATTTGTAAAAAGAGGAAAGAAAAATGTGGCATAGAATAATAGATTTTTTTAATGTAAATTATGGAGAAGGTACAAAGTTCGACCTCGACTATGGTAAGCTATTAATCATAGCATTGTGTATTTACATAGCATGGAAGGTGTAATATGAAAATAAATAAGTTGATTGATGAGTATTATTTATCTAGTGATTTCAATATGTTATCAGATAAATCTAAAGTAGATTATAAGTATTTCTTAGGTGTCATGTCTACTACTATCATAGACACCAAAAAACTTGGCTCTGTCAATCTAACTAAATTAACAGGTGGTATGTGTAGACGTGCCTATGAAATATGGCTAAAAAGAGGTATTCCTATGGCAAACTATACTTGCTCTGTTTCACGAAGACTTTTTGGATTCGCAATGGAAATGGAGTACGCAGAGACTAACCCTTTCTCTACTTTCAAACGTAAACCAACACAACCTCGCAAAGTAGTATGGTCAAAAGACCAAGTTTGTCAATTTCTTGACTATGCTTATGCCGATTTTAAGTACAGAAGTATAGGTTTGATAGTGCAAATGGCATACGAATGGTGTCAACGAGTAGGAGACATGCGAAATTTGAAGTTTACTTCCATAGATTTTGATAATCGTGTGTTAAATTTGCAACAATCTAAGCGAAGAGCAGTTGTACACCTACCAATTAGTGATGAATTACTTGAAATGTTAAGTCAACAAAAGAATGACTATGGATTCCAAGAATATGTTGCACCCTGTCCAAAGGCGATTAGAGGCTCATACAAGCCTTATACTCTTTATAGGCTGTCCAAGATAGCAAGAAGGGTTATGAGGCTCTGTGGCTTACCTAACGAGCTTAGAATAGCTGATTTACGTAGGACAGGAACTACAGAAATGGTTGAGGCAGGAGTTTCTATGGGTCAGATTATGTCTGTTACAGGTCATGCTAATCCTAATAGCGTAAAGCCTTACATGAAAAATACGTATGCTAGTGCAGAAAATGCATTGACAACTAGAAAAAATTATGGTATAAGCATTATAAATGCCGACAGGGAAAATGATATATTATGAATATATATAATTATATAAATGATTTACAGTTAGGTATAGGAGAGACTAAAAGATTATCTTGTCCTAGTTGTAATGGATACAAAACTTTTACAGTAACGAATAACATGGGTAGAATCTTGTGGAATTGCTACAAGTCTAGCTGTAAGTTATCAGGTTCAACACGTATCCACCTGTCTGTAGAAGATATAAGGGATGCCATAGACCCAAGTGTACTTGATGATGATGTAAATGATTTTACATTGCCTGAGTACGTATTACCACATGGGGATAGACCTAGTGTCACTTCTTGGTGTGCGTCTTGGAGTATAGATATGTCCAAGATAGAACTGTTTTATGATGTGAAAGATGACAGAGTTGTCTTTCCTATTCTCCACGATAATAAAATGGTTGATGCCACAGGAAGGGCACTAGGGTCTCGTTTACCCAAATGGAAAAGGTATGGGAGAAATAACTTGCCTTTTACTCATGGATGTGGTAGGGTGGCAGTAGTTGTTGAGGACTGTGTGAGTGCAGTAGCAGTGGGTAATGAGGTATATGTTGGGGTAGCAGTGTTGGGTACATCATTAGCTGAGGCACATAAGAAATATCTCTCACAGTTCTCGACTGCTATAATAGCTTTAGACCCTGATGCCTTGCCAAAGACATTAGCTTTTGCGAAAGAATTACGAGGTCATGTGAATGACGTTAAGGTACTACGAGTACAAGACGATTTAAAATACAGGAAAGAAGAAGATTATAAACAATTAGAATTATTAACCCCAAAGGAGTAACCAACATGGAATTATCATTAATACGAAGTTTGATGGACAAGCCATTCTATGACGCACATAGAGGTGCAAAGTGTCCTGACAGATTGTTTAGTAAAGATGTGCGTAAGATTAAACAGGCACTTGACCAAGCAATCAATAGATATGAGAGAACAGTTACCCCTGATGAGATAGAGGCTTTGTTTCTAGCAAATAATGCATCTATGACTACTGCACAAAAGCAGGCTTACTCATCACTGTTCAACACAATAAAGAAGGAAGTACCACTTGGAGAAGACATTGCCCAAGAGGTGCTATCCAAACTATTCCAACAAGTTGTTGGCGAGGATATTGCTAATCTTGGTTTTGATTATGTCAATGGTGTTAAGTCCTCGCTTGAGCCACTAAGAAATATTCTTGAGTTGTATGCAGATGACTTTACACCCAATCTTAATATTGAGTGGGATGACATTACTATTGATACTCTACTTGAGAAGAATGACTTAGAGGCTAGATGGTCATTCAATATTCCAAGTCTCACACGTAAAGTTGATGGTATCAATGCAGGTCATCTTGTTGAGATAGGTGCTCGACCTAATACAGGTAAGACATCTTTCCATGCGAGTTTGATTGCTAGTCCTAATGGCTTTGCTCATCAAGGTGCAAAGTGTATCATACTCTGTAACGAAGAAAGTTATCACAGAGTTGGTGTACGTTACTTGACTGCATCTACAGGTATGAAGATTAGTGATATTACAAAGAATAAAGAGACAGCACTACAAAAGTACAAGCCTGTATTTGAGAACATCAGGATTAGAGATGCATCAAACAGAGACATGGCTTGGGTTGAGAGTGTGTGCAAAGCAGAAAAGCCTGACATACTTGTGCTTGACATGGGAGATAAGTTTGCTACTACTGCAGGATTTGCAAGGCATGATGAGGCACTCAAAGCTAATGCCATACACGCAAGGCAGATAGCTAAGACATACAACTGTGCTGTATTGTATATGTCGCAGTTGTCAGCAGAGGCAGAAGGCAAGGTTATTCTTAACCAAGCTATGATGGAAGGCAGTCGTACAGGTAAAGCTGCCGAGGCTGATTTGATGATATTGATAGCTAAGAATCCACAAGTAGAGGGTCAAGACGAAGAAGATGCACAGAGACATTTAAACGTAGTCAAGAATAAGTTGACAGGTTGGCATGGTACAGTTCATTGCGAACTTGATTATATAACAGCGAGGTACGAGGCATGAAGTTAACTCTTGATGTAGAGAATACAGTTACGCATAGAGATGGTAAGTTACATCTCGACCCATTCGAGGCTAGTAATAAGTTAGTGATGGTTGGATGTCTGACAGATAAAGGCGAAGAGTATTTGTTTAGAGATGACTTTAGTGGAGTGCAAAAGTTACTAGATGATGCTACAATCCTGATAGGACATAATATTGTACACGACTTACTGTGGTTGTGGGAGTGTGGCTTTACATACAATGGTTCTGTTTTTGATACAATGCTTGGAGAGTATGTATTGCAGAGAGGTAACAAGCAACCTCTATCGCTTGAGGCATGTGCTATTCGATATGACCTCGATACTAAAAAGCAGGATACCATGAAGGAATACTTTGCTAACAAAGTTCCTATTGATGAGATACCACCACAAGAGTTAGCAGACTATCTGTCTGCAGACTTACGTGCTACCCAAGAGTTATCTGATGTTATATATAGAAAACTCAATACTGTAGAGTATGCAAGTTTGATGAGTACAGTATTGCTTACAAACAAAGTTGCAGTTACTCTAGCTAGAATATATCAGAATGGATTTCATGTAGATAAGGATAAGTTAGATGAAGTTCGTAGTGAGTTTGAAAAAGAGAAGTCAGATATAGAGATACGTTTAAATAGACAAGTCAAAGAGTTGATGGGAGATACACCTATCAATCTCAATAGTCCTGAGCAGATGTCTTGGGTTATCTACAGTAGAAAGCCACACGACAAGACTATGTGGGCAAACAGCTTTACTCCATACATGGATAAGTCTGACTACAGACATACCATAGAGCAAAACTCTGACATTGTGTACAAGACAAGAGCAGAGCAGTGTTCAAGTTGTGTAGGCACAGGCTACTATAGAAAGACTAGAAAAGATGGTACACCCTTTGCTAAACCTACTAAGTGTAGTGACTGTGATGCAGTTGGATATTTATTTGTACCTATTAAGGCTATTGCAGGATTAAAGTTCAATGCTCCTACTGCAAAGTGGGTTAGTGCTAATGGATTTAGTGTAAACAAAACTAACCTAGCTATGTTACATGGTATAGCTAAACAAAAGAATATGACAGACGCAATGAACTTTCTTACGGACTTACAGAGACTATCAGCACTTGATACATACCTTTCATCTTTTGTTGAGGGTATCAACACACATATCAAGCCTGATGGTAAGCTACATGTTAGGTTGTTACAGCACCGAACTTCTACAGGAAGATTTAGTGGTGCTGACCCTAACATGCAGAATATGCCTAGAGGTGGTACATTCCCTGTGAAGAAGGTGTTTATATCACGTTGGAAGGGTGGACAGATACTTGAGGCAGACTTTGCTCAATTAGAGTTTAGAGTATCAGCATACCTATCACAAGACAAGATTGCTATGAAGGAGATAGAAGATGGATTTGATGTGCATAGTTATACTGCTCGTATTATTAGTGATGCAGGTGAAAAAACATCTAGGCAAGAGGCGAAGGCACACACGTTTGCTCCCTTGTATGGAGCAACAGGATTTGGCAGGACACCTTCTCAGGCTACATATTACAAACACTTCACGGAAAAGTACAAAGGAATCGCACTATGGCATTCCAAATTGGCTAAAGAGGTTATGAATACAGGTAAGGTTAGAATACCATCAGGCAGAGAGTTTAGTTTCCCTGATGTGGTAAGACGTAGAGATGGTTCTGTCTCTCACTTCACACAGATAAAGAACTATCCTGTGCAGTCATTCGCTACTGCCGATATTGTACCTCTCATACTTACACATATAGCGAAGAAGTTAGAAGTATTACAATCTAAAGTTGTAAATAGTGTACACGATTCTATCGTTATCGATGTGCATCCTGATGAGATAGATACTATTATCTCTCTTGTTAAGAATATAAATGATACAATGAAAGCTCTTATAGAGCAACAGTTTGAGATATCTTTGAATGTTCCATTATTATTAGAGGCAAAAATAGGTAATAATTGGCTTGACACCAAAGACGTTTTATGATATAACAATAAAACTTTTAGAAAGGAGAATTACATATGAGTAATTTAGTTACAATAGATACTAACAATTATAATGCTATGGCTAAGGCAATGGGTATTGCTAATGAAGGCACTAGCAGTGATGGGAAGACAAACAATCTTCCTAGACTAAAGATTAATCATTCACCTATTATGGGAGAGGCAGAGGTCAATGGTAAGAATGTTAATGTAGAAGTAGTAGAAGGTGGAACGTATAAGTTAGATGTTCCTGATGAGAATATCTTTTACTCTAAGTCAGCTAAGATAAGACCCTTTGTACAAAGATTTATGTATAAAAGATTTGTGAAGAATATGTCTGCAAAGGCAGGAGACCCTATGGGTATTTATCATAAGACTATTATGGCTGATAATCTTAATATTGATTTGAAAGATAATCAAGGTGGTTTCAACTGTGGTAAACCTTCAGGTTGGATAAAAGACTTTCAGGCTTTACCTGTAGCCACACAGGATTTGATAAAGCAAATCAAACGTGTTCGTGTTATCTTTGGTACTATCGAGTTAGATAAACCTACAGATGAAAAGGGTAACTCTTTAGATACAAGTGCTCATCCTTTTATATGGGAGATAGATAATAGAGATGCCTTCAAGACTTTGGGTATTCCTTTTGCTAAGTTAGCACAGATGAAGAAGTTACCTGTTCAGCATACGATAGCTTTGAATACTGAAGAAAGAAAGCTACCAAATGGTAATTGTTTTTATCTACCTACAGCTAGTCTCGATTTGATTAATGCTGTTACTCTCGATGACAAAGACCAAGAGATGTTTTCTAATTTTATTTCTTGGATTGAGAACTACAATTCATACATAATCAATGAGTGGGATATGAAAGCAAAGGATGATATCAGTAAAGATGATATGCAGACTGTAGATGAGTTTATTGATATTGATGATGAGGTAGCTTAATGAACCATCCTGCTGAAATGATGATTCATCAATACTTACAAAATGCAAGTAAGGGTAAGACTGCTATGAGTTCTGAGACTATTGAGCAGGTAGCATCTGATATAAAGGATGCACTGAATCGTCAGTTCAACTCTAAAAGGGATACGGATTTTAAGTTTCGCATGTCTAATATTGGTAGACCTTCTTGTCAACTATGGTACGAGAAGAATAAACCTGAGACAGCAATACCTAGACCTACTACGTTCGTTATGAATATGATGATAGGAGATATAGTTGAGGCTGTGTTTAAAGCTATTCTTAGGTCAGCTAAAGTAGATTTTGAAGATAGTGATACTGTATCTCTTGACATCGATAAAAATAATACTATATCAGGTACGTATGATTTAGTTATGAATGATGCAGTTGATGATATCAAGTCGGCATCTGATTGGTCATACAAGTATAAGTTTGATTCTTACGAGACTTTACATTCAGGCGATAGCTTTGGTTACGTAGGACAACTCGCAGGTTACGCAAAAGCCTCTAATAAAAAGGCAGGTGGTTGGTGGGTTGTCAACAAAGCGAATGGTCAATTTAAGTATGTTCCTGCTCACATAGAGATGGACAAAGAGATTGATAAAATCAAAAAGAATATAAAGTCTGCAGAGTCAGATAAGTTAGTACGATGCTTTGAACCTGAGCCTGAAACTTTTAGAGGTAAACCTACAGGCAACATGGTTCTAAGTAAAAACTGTACATTTTGTTCATACAGACAAGACTGTTGGGAAACTCTCGAAGAGTTACCTTCACAGGTGTCTCAAGCTAAAGAACCTAGAATGGTTCAGTATGTAAAATTAGAAAGGAGAAAAGCATGAGTAAGTCAATAGATGAACTAAAAGAAGAGATACAGGAAATGGAAAAGCAATTAGCAGAGGCTAAAAAGCAGTATCGTGAAATACGTACTGAAGGTTTGCGTAATGCTATAGAGGCTAGAAAAGTAGCTGAGGATGCTGTAAAAGAAGAACTAAAGAACTTAGGATACAGCACTTCCTATAGTCCATTTACAGGTATAACTTGGCGAAACTTCTAAGTGTCTCCTCATAAAGTAAGAAGAGAGGCTATAAAATATGGATATAGGAGTGGCTTAGAACATGCTATATCCATATACCTCACTGAACTTAAATGCGAATATGGTTATGAAAGTCTAAAGATAGAGTGGGAAGACTTAACTTACAGAACGTACACTCCTGATTTTATATTAAACAATGGAATAATAATAGAAACTAAGGGTAGATTTTTAGCATCAGATAGAAAGAAACATATAGCTATAAAAAAACAACACCCTGATTTAGATATACGATTTGTATTTACAAACAGTAGAACTAAGTTACAAAAGGGTGCTAAATCTTCTTATGGTCAATGGTGTGATAAACATGGTTTTAGATATTACGATAGAATAATACCTGAAGATTGGCTAAAAGAAAAAGGAAAGAATGTACATCCTAAATTTATAAAGTTTAAAGGTACTAAAATCGTAAGAAGATATAAGACTAAACCTAAGAGGAAAGTAAAAAAATGAAAGAATTTAGAAGAAGTATGAGACCTGAAGATTTTCTAATTAGTGTCAGACCACAGTTAGACCCTAGAAGATTGTGGACAGGTCAAGTTGATGTAACTATTATGTCATCCCATGAGAACCCATTAAATGATGAGGACTTTTATTCTCTGATGTCTTTTTGCAGAACTATATGTTCTTCTATACCTGTCATGGAAGAAGATGATTATGTAAGAGATAAGTTAGAGGCAAAGGCTGATGAGTATGAGAATAGAAACTCAAATGAAAAAGCTAAAGTAGTAGATAAAGATGACAATGTTGTTTACCTGTCATTTAATACAGATACTGAGGGTAACGCATAATGATTAGAGTAAAGATAATGATTACCCTAAATGTAGACCCTGAAGAATATCCTGTTCCTTCTGATGGAGATGTGACAGAAGATTTTGAAGATTATATAAAAGAATTATACCATGACTTAGAGGGTGTAAAGATAAAGAATATGAAAGTAACAATGGAGTAGAGAATGATAAATAATTACTTACCGACAGATTATCAAAACTTCATAGCACTCTCTCGCTATGCAAGGTGGAAAGATGATGAGCAGAGAAGAGAAAATTGGGGAGAAACTGTAGATAGATACTTTGATTATATGGATAATCATTTACAGAAAAACTATTCATATAATATAACTAAAGCCTTGAAGGAAAAACTTACAGAGCAGATAACTAGTTTAGGTGTCATGCCTAGTATGAGAGCATTGATGACAGCAGGACCTGCTTTAGATAGATGTCATGTAGGTGGCTATAACTGTAGCTACATACCTGTAGATAGTCCACGTAGTTTTGATGAGTGTATGTATATACTTATGTGTGGTACAGGTGTAGGATTCTCTGTCGAAAGAGAAAATGTAGATAAGCTACCTGTAGTCAATGAGCATTTTGAAAAGTCATCTACAGTTATAAAAGTAGGAGACAGCAGACCCGGATGGGCAAGAGCATTACGTGAGTTAATATCATTATTATATGCAGGACAGATACCTACATGGGATGTATCAGAAGTAAGACCTGCAGGTGCAAGACTCAAGACATTTGGTGGTAGAGCATCAGGACCTGCACCATTAGAAGAATTATTTAGATTTTGCATACAGAAGTTTGAGGGTGCAAAAGGTAGAAGATTATTTCCTATAGAGTGCCATGACTTAATGTGCAAAATAGGTGAAGTTGTAGTTGTTGGTGGTGTAAGACGTTCTGCTCTTATATCTTTGTCTAATTTAGGTGATGACCAAATGCGTCATGCTAAGTCAGGACAATGGTGGGAGAATGAGGGTCAAAGAGCATTAGCTAATAACTCTGTAGCTTTCAAGGGCAAGCCTGAGATGGGTACATTCATGAGAGAGTGGACATCATTATATGAGTCCAAGTCAGGTGAACGTGGTATCTTTAATCGTAAGGCAGCCAAAGTAAAGGCTTCTGAAAATGGTAGAAGAGAAATAGAACATGAGTTTGGTTGTAATCCTTGTTCAGAGATTATTCTTAGACCTTATCAGTTTTGTAATCTTACAGAGGTAGTATGCAGAGCAACAGATGACTTAGCAACTTTAACTGAAAAAGTTCGTATGGCTACCATACTAGGTACATTTCAATCTACTCTTACAGATTTTAAGTATCTACGTAAAGTATGGAAAGCAAATACAGAAGAAGAAAGATTATTAGGAGTTTCCCTAACAGGTATTCTTGATTGCCCTATATGGACAGAGGAAATTCTAATAATATTAAAGGAAGTAGCAGTAGAAACTAATAAAAGGTTTGCTAAAGATTTAGGCATACCACAGTCAACTGCTATAACTTGTGTCAAACCTAGTGGTACAGTCAGTCAATTAGTTGACAGTGCATCAGGTATCCACGCTAGACATAACGACTATTACGTTAGAACTGTGCGTGGTGACAATAAAGACCCACTTACACAGTTTATGAAAGATAGTGGCATACCAAGTGAGCCATGTGTTATGAAACCTGACAGTACAACTGTTTTTAGTTTTCCTATGAAGTCACCATCAGGTGCTATTACTAGAACAGAGATGTCAGCTATTGAGCAGTTAGAGTATTGGCTTATGTTTCAAAGACATTGGTGTGAACACAAACCTTCAGTAACTGTGTCCGTAAAAGAAGATGAGTGGATGGATGTAGGAGCATGGGTATACAAAAACTTTGATGAAGTATCAGGTATATCCTTCCTACCTTTCAGCGACCATACGTATGCTCAAGCACCATATCAAGATATAACTGAAGCAATGTATTATGCATTATCACATGAAATGCCTGAGTTTATTGATTGGTCAAAGTTAGCAGACTATGAGAAAGAAGATACAACTAGTGGTGGTAGAGAACTAGCTTGCACAGCAGATGCTTGCGAGATGGTTGACATACAGGCTAGTTAATGTTAGAAGATACAGTACAACTAATATGGTGGCAATGGTGGTTACTTATCGCCATTACCATCAACACTATGATAAACTTAATTGTTTTCTTCAAGGGTAGAAAGCTACATATAAGAGAACTATTACACATTAAACCTAAACGCAAAGGACAAGTAAATGGAAAATCTATCACCAAGTAAAGAAAACAGAAAAAAGTTTGACATCGACCTAGAGTATGGTAAAGTTAGAGAACAGTTTGTAGCAGATATGTTACAAGATAAAAAGATAGAAGTAAAAAGTGAAAGAGATATGTGGCAGAGAACAGGTAACATAGCTATTGAATATGAATCATATGGTAAGCCTAGTGGTATAAATGCAACAGAAGCAGACTATTGGTTTCATAATCTATGCATAGGTAAAGATGTATTCTGTACATTAGTATTTAGTGTAGATAATCTCAAGAAACTAATTGGTAAATTAGATTACAAGAGAAGTGTAGCAGGTGGAGACCACAATGCATCAAGAATGTATTTACTAAAACTTGATAAGTTATTTTCATCTGATGTAATAAAAACATTTAAGGGAGACAAACAATGAGAGAAATGTTATTATCAGCTTTGAAGTCTTACTATGTAGGACATATAAATAAGCACATAGCTAACGTAGAAATATATTTAAGTAGGTCTACAGGTATTGGAGAACACTCTGATATTATTGAAGCTATGGATAAAGAGGTAGGAGAGATTGGTAAGTACGATGATAGACTATCAATGATAATGAAATATTTAGAAAGGAGACAGGGAAATGCAGAGACAGCAGAAGAGCCGAAAAAGGAATCCAAATCTAAGTAAGTATGATGCACCTTTGAAGATACAATTTATGAAAGGTGTTTCGGATTTTAAGAGAGGTAGGTTAAATAATCCCTACAATCTTAACACCATGCAAGCAAGAGAGTGGGAGAGAGGTTTTAATCTTTCCTACTTTCAAAAGTTAGAAAGAGTTAAAAAGGATGAAGCTAGAAGAAGAGGCGAAAAAATTCATGCAGTTACATAATAAGAGTTTGATAAGTGCTAACGAGTATCAAGAGAAGTGTAAGGCTACAGCAATATATCCTAAGAAGGATGCAATAGCTTACTTATCTCTTGGACTTGTTAGCGAGGCAGGCGAGGTAGCAGGGAAAGTAAAGAAAAACATACGTGATGGTACAGAGTCAAACGTAGCATCAGAGATAGGTGATGTGCTTTGGTACTGTGCTATGTTAGCAAATGAATTAGATGCAAATTTAGGTAAGATAATGGAAGATAATCTACATAAACTAAGTAGTAGAAAAGAGAGAGGAACACTCGCAGGTTCAGGTGATAATCGTTAGGCTCTTGCCATTAGACCACCACGATTAAATGTTTTAATTTTATCATATACGTTGTGTGAATTTCCTCTTACAGAGATTGTACCAATAGGTTGACCCAATTCTATTTTACCAACAACAGTTGGTCTTAGTTTTGGTTCATCCTTTTGGTTTGGATATTTTTTTAGATTTACACCTTTTGTAAAATCTGTTTCTAGCGTATAAAAATGTTTACCCTTGTGTGTAACAGACACTAATGTTCCTATATCTTCCATACCCATCGGAGCTTGTGTCCATTTCCATCCTGCACTTGTCTTGAATAAGTTTGCTTTTATCTGTGAATTACCTTTACCTATAGTTCCAACATTATCTACATTATCATCAGAAGCCTTAAAGGATGCTTTTCCATCAGGATTAATTTTTATGTTAGCAGAAGTAACGTTTCTGTCTGTGATAACTTCTCCTGTTGCAGGATTTATATAATCACCACCTTTCGGTGCTTCACCTTTTGGGTAAAGTTTTTCAGGTTTAGGAAACACAGAAATAGTATTAGTTTCTCTAGGTATATATCTCTCTCCACTTGTGGTTGCTTGTTTAACTGCACCACTACCTTCATCAATCTTTCCTATATGTTCAGGAAACACCATAATCTGTTTTGACCTGTCCTTAAAATTATCAAACAAAACAGAGTCATAACCTTCATCCTTTATCTTTTGAAAGTTTTCTTTTAGGTAAATTCTATCTTTAGTAGTCTTAACTACGTAAGGGTTTTCAAGTTTAGATAAATCGAATTTAGCTACTTGTTGTCCTACAGGTATTGGATTACCGTCTATGTCAACACCTTTAAGTAAAGTGCTAGTTGTCACTTTCTGACCTGTTGGTCTGTAAGAATATAATCCTTGACCACCCTGCTTACCTACTATATCTAACTGATTAATTGCTCTCATATTAGCATACTCAGAAGCAACTTTAGGGTCGAGGGTAAAATAAAAACCTTCGCCTAAAAATTCGTCTTGCCTTCTTCCAAACTTTATATCAAAGAATGGCTTATCCATGTCTCTACTCTTGGATGTTCCATGATATCCTGCTATACTAAATTCATCAATTTGTTTAGGTAAGAGTGCTCTTTCAGATTCAGGCAACTCATCAAATAAAGTACGTAGCTTAGACTTTTTTCGTTGTATTGCAAGAGATGGTTCACGTTTCTTAGTTTGAGCTAATATCACTTCCTTAAAATTATCTTTTTTAAATGCATCACTTTCAGCTAATATAACTTTAGCTGCCTCATCTTTCTTTCCCTCTTTTATTAGCTGACTTATACCCTTTTGTACTCGCATAGGTCCTGATGTAGCACCACCAACTCCTGCAGTAAGAAAAAAATTAACTATGTCTCTTCTTAATCTATCATCATCTTGACCTGTAATATAATTTTTAGCTTCATTTATAACTGCTGCTCCACCCTTTATACCTGATTCAATGGTACGTAATCCTAAATCTAAAGAATCAACTGCACCACCAACAACAGTTTTATTTATACCACCAAATACAGGGTCATCAAATACACCCGGCAAAGCCTCAAACATAGACTTAGATAAATTGTCAGACTGAAATGGTTCAGTGAAAGCATCAATCAACTCACTACTAGCATTTGACTTGTCTATATCATCTAATATTTTATCTTCATCTTCCATTATTTTAACCTATCTTTTTTACCTAGACCTTTAGCATAGTCTGTGTATTTAACAAATACATTTTCTCTATTTGCCCAAGATTTATCAGTTAAAGGTCCTTTAACTATGAAATAATTTCTATCCATGTATATATTTTTTGGTTCAATCAAGTTTTTATTTTTATCATAAACAAAATCATTTGTCTGTCTGTAATGCTCATTTGCTGCTACAGTTTTCTGACCTGATAGACTTCTCCAATCTTTTACTACCTTACTTGTGTAAGGAAAACCTGCTTCAACTTCTATTGTCTCAAGTTTAGATGCAGCATAAGCTCTAGCCTCTTGTACATATAATCTAGCTATTTTCATAATAGCAGTAGTTCTTTGTGCAGGAGCAACTTGAACAGGAGCAGTCTGACCAAAAAAAGATTCAGCTACTAGTTTTTCACCACGTTTTTCAGCAACTTCTTTTGCGTCTTTTATAATAGTTTGATAAGGTTTACCTCTTATATATGTAGCCATTCTTTTAGCTAAATTAAATTCACTACCATCTTTACCTAAAAGGTCACGTGCAGAAACTTCTATCTGTGGATTTTTGTAATCTCTTTTATAAAATTCTCTATCAGGAATATTTAAAATTGTAAGTTCATTATCAAATATAGTCTTAGCTTCTCCTAATGTAAAACCTGAAAGTTTGTAGATGGGAGATACAGTTCTTCTAGGTCCTTGTCTTGGGTCAACAGCTTGTTTATCTACAGTTGGAATATTAGTAAATAATTTATCTGCCCTTAATTTACCTTCACCAAAAAACTCAAACTCTTGGACTGCTCCTTTAACATCTACTGATTTAAAATCAGGTGCACCTCTAAGAGCACTTGCTAAAATAGTATCTAGTATGTTTGTTTGTCCTGTTTTACTTTCAGGAACTTTCCTCATATCTTTATCAGATATACCATAAAAGTTTTTCACAATTTGTGTGGGTATCATAAATGCCTGACCAACATTACCAATAAATTCATCTATCATTGGTCTATCCATCTTTTCTTTATTTTCACTAAAAGTACTAACAAAGTCTTCTAAAAACAATAAACCCATACCTCGTCTAACTGTAACACCTATGAGTGCTTGTGATGCATCTTTTGAGTATTGTTCATACCCTAACCCTGTATCTGATGGTAATGTATCTGTTTGATATCTATACATTATATCAGCAGCTAATATCCAAGGTGCTAATGCACCATATATAGGTCTACCATCTATAGGTTTTCCTGTTTCACTTTTAATTTCCCACCAATGATTAGTGTTCCCTTGTCTATATCGCCACTCTAAAGCAGCTAAAAACAAACCTGTTCCCATAGTTCCTCTAGCTAAGTCTTTAGAAAAAGTTGCTTTGTCTGTTTTAAATAATTTTCCTACAGTTGTATAACCTTCTTTAGTTAATTTTCTACTACCTATGTTTTCTATCTTTACCATATTTATAAGAGGAACATGATTATAGATAGTTTTTAGGTGGTTCGCTGTATATCTAGGAAATGGTAAAAATGTTGATATAACAAAAGGTAAATTTTTGTGACCTGATTGTAACATCTTATTGAATCTGTTTAAGTATCCATCGCTTTTAAAGGTTGCTTGATACACAAATTCATAAGTATCTTGAATAGCTGTTTTCAATACCTCATCAGGTATTTCAGATAATTTACCTGTCTGAGTAAGTGTAAAAAAGTCATGTACTCTTTCACCCTTAACAAGATTACCAATCTTATTATCTTTTAATGCTTGTTCAAAACCTGCAGGAGATAAAGTAGATATAAACTCTCTTGTTGCTTCCATGTTTGGAAAATCTTTTTGTATCTTCTGTGCTAACAATGTTTCTAAATCTAACGTTGTCATTTTTACAGCATTTTCAGGGTCTAAATTATTTATACCTCTACGCAAAAAAGTCGTTAAGGCTGCCTGCTTAAAATAGTTATCAGACAATGTATTGAAATAATTCATCTTCGTTCCAAGCCAAGCCATCTTACTTGTTGTAAATTTAGTTACTGCTCCATCATCTGCCATTCTATTATTTAGGTCTGCTGCCTCTCTAAATAAGTTAGACATTTCTTCAGGGAAATCTTCTTTAAGTATATCTCTAAATATTCTAGCTTCTGCAGGTCTAACCATATATTTAGCCATTGCTAGTGTATCCTTACTAAAAGGATTTTTTAATTGTAATGCCTGATTTAGTGCATATACACCTGTATCTACACCCACCCTAAATAAACCGTTTATATTATTTCTTATAGTTGTTTGTGGCTGAGATGTCATCATACCTAACTTGGCACGGTCAGCATTTTTAAAGAAATTTCTAAGTAATGATATTCCTTTATTATTTTCTTTTGCGACATTATCAGCAACATCTTTAGTTATACCACCTGTTAAATTAGCTTCATTCAAGGCATCTACTTTATTTAACAGTTCATCAAATTGTATTTTCTCTTTTGATTTTTTTCCAAACTTTTTTATTAATTTTTTAGGTTGTTTAAAATCTGTTAATGCTTTACTTAGTTGTCCTTTAGATTGTAATATTCTAGCAGCATCGGATACATCACTTAAAAACACCATACCAAATTGGTCTGTTGTTAAGTTGTGGTCTCTCAATATTTTTTTAATCTCTGCTGTTTCTAATAATTTACGTGTACCATCTTTTTGTAATACACCCTCTGTGATAGCTCTATGAAGACCTGCTGTTACTCTTTCTGTAGGACCTAGCTTAATTAACTTTTCCATTCTTAGCGTAGCTGCCACTAAATTATTATGAAACTCTACAGGAAGTCCTGCTATAAAATTTTTAGGGTCTGCAGTTAAATCCTTACGTAACTCTCTACCCTTAGCTGTTAACTCTGGATTTAATCTTTCTAACTTTTTTGATATTCTCTGTATATCTTCTAAACCAACTGTCTTTAGAAACTCATCTGTTTTTAGTTTAGCAGATTTTTTGACTTCTTCCTTAGAAAGTTTAAATGCCTCTTTTAATTCTATTGCTTTAGCTGTAGACCTTGTTTCTAATAAAGAACTAAATCCACCAAATAAAGAGCCACCTGCACCTTGAATACCTGTTTCTAAACCTACAACTCCGGGTCTATACTCCTCTTTCATAGTCATACTTCTTAGCTTTTCTTTACCTGAACTTTGTAAATATCCAACACCAAATTCAACAGGAGCTACCTTAGCTGCACCTTTTAAAAATTCTTTAATATATGTTTTAATACCTTGCTTACTAGACTGAGACATTACACCTGTGCCTAGTTTACCTTTAGTAGCTAACATTGCTGAGAATATGTTAGAAGGAGATGTGAAAGTAGCACCCATATAATCTTTTACTTTTCTAAAAGATAAATCTTCTCCTTTATATTTTTCCCATACATCTAAAAGTCTACCATATCTATTAACTCTTGCGTTTTTAACATCATTGTCATCTGAGTCATATAAATAATCAAAGTCTCTAGCTAGTGTAAACTCATTACCTGTATCATAATATCTCTGTCTTTCAGTCCACGCTTCCCATATCTTATCTGGTGTATCTAACTCATCATCATCAATATTATGACGTGCCTTTAATAAGGTACGAGCATCAGCTAGAAAAGAAGCATCTTTCAGTAAAGATTCTTTAGTGATATTCTTTCTGTCTAATTTATTATACGATTTAAGAGTCAAACCTTCAGGTGTTGTGTAAGGTCTGTTTTCAATATCTTTTATAGTTTTTACAAAGGGAGTTCCGGGGGATGTAACATCTACTTCTGTAAAAATGTTACTTATGGTAGGTTTCTTTTGTTTTACTTCAGTTGGTTCAACTTTAAAAAGTTCTTGAGTTTGTTTACTTAAATCACTGTCAGTATTAAATATAGTATTAAACTCATTCAATAATAGGTTGTCATCTAAAGAAGTTTCTTCAGAAGTTGTATCAGCATCTTCTTTTAAAAGGGAATCTAAATATCCTGACATATTAATTGCCACCAGTTATATATGGTTTTATCCTAATTCCAAACACCTTAAGAATATTTCTTATTTCTTTTTCAGAATAATTTAAAGCTGTCAGTCTTTCTCTTAATTCACCTTCTACCTCATTGTGAAAGTCTGTTCCTATATTTTCATTTTTAGAAAATTTATTTGAATATCTATTTTCATTATACGTAAGTAAACTCATTAAGGAAACTTTATCTGAAGCGTTACCTTTTAGTAAAGACATATAACTATTTTGAGCTAACGCATCAGGATTTTGAAGTGCAGCATTATTTAAAATAGATTTAATTTTATTTTGATTGCCTGCAATATCTTCCATCTTGTATCTTGAATTAATATTATTTGCTGCGATAGACCTAGCTCTATTTTGTGCCTCAATCAAACTTAATCCTTCATCTATTTGAAGTTTTCTTACTATTTCATTATATTGAGGAATCAATAAGTTAACATAAGTTGTAGCTAATGTTAAATCTGCTTCTTTACCTGACTCAGGTCTATATATACCCCTAACATCCTCAACACCTTTACCACCAAGACGAGCAAAAATATCTTTAGTAAAAGCTCTTCTAAAGTTATCTACATCTTTTGCATCCTCAGCAAATACTTTTATCTTACCTTTTCTACTCAAACCTTGTTGAAAAGATGATAAATCACGTCTAGTAACATCAGGTCTTGTAGCACCTGTTCCAAGTTTAACCCTACTTGCTAATTCATCTTTAGGGTCAAAACCAAATAGCACATCCACAGCAGTTCGTGGAACTAAACCCGAATAATCCATTTCTGCTTCTTTATATGCAGGCACTAGAGAGTTTATTAATTCAGCTTCGGTTAAATCAGTCTTACCTTCAAATTCTTTTATAGCACTAAAAAATTTAGCTCTATTATCTTTACCATCTATAGTAGCTAACTTACCTACTATTTCTTTTCTCTGTGGTTCAGGCAATGCCATGAGAGCAGCCACATTAGGTAAATTATACTGTGACAACAAAGGTCTTATTTCCTTTGTCATATTTTCTATATCAGTATCATATTTTTTTCTAGCGGCTAATCGAGCTCTAATAGCAGCAGAGGACGCAGCCTTAATAGCCTCTTGTTGTCTATCTAGCTGTCTATCAATTTCTTTAGATGCACCTTCAGCAACACCACCTAAGAAAGTTAAAGCATCACCACTTAATCCTAAGAAAGCCATTTTATCTCCTGCCCATTAATCCTCTTGGCATTTCTGCCAACTCTTCTTCTGTTTCAATTATTTGTTCGTCAGTTTCTTCTCTATCTTCAGATAATTCTTCTCTAGCCTTACTAATTCCAGCAAGTATTCTTGAATCTTTTACTTCAGCTTCTATATCTCTTTCCATACCTGTTTGATACTTTATACCTTCAGCATCAGCAATAAGCATTATCATTTCCATGATAACAGGTAGTATCAAAACACCTACATCAATACTATGTCTACCTTCCATAACACCTGCTAACTGTATTGTATTAGCTAATGTTGTTACAGGAACATCAGACTGTAATATATTTACTATCTGTTCTGTTAAAGACTCATCCTGCATACGTTCTATATAATGTGCAATAGCCTCTTGTACACTCGCTTGCTGTGGTGGATTTTGCCACGGTCTAGCTCCTACTTCGTGTGTTAGAGCCATACCTGCTATAGGTGCTTCTAATGGAAGTTCTTCACGTATCGGCATTTATCTTCTCCATCATACCTTCTTTTTCTTTTCTCAAGGTTATAACTGCATCAACTACAAAGTCTATAGGCTCTATGTAATTATCACCTGTAGGACTTTTTTTCATGCTACTAGACCTAGATAGAATACCACTACCTTTATCTTTTTGTATATTTTTTTCTGATATAATTTTACCTTGCTTTATTCTTTTATCTATAGCTTGGTATATACTTGCTGCTGGATTATACATCAATACTCCTTAGAAAGGTTTTAGTTTACCTATATATGCAGAACCTAATTGTCCTATAATATTTCCTATAGCACTAGTGCTACTAGACCTTTGTTTAGCTTCAGCTAATCTTTCAGATGCCTCAGCATTAATATTTGCTACTGCAACTTCTACTAGTCTATCCTGCTCACTCTCAGCACTCTTCCATGCCCACTCCATAGTGTCGGCATAATACTGCCACAGATTAGCATATTGTGTGTTAGATACATCTAATGCTGCTTTAGCATTTAATTCATTAGCTCTATTTAAAGCTGCTGTATCTGCTGTAGCTATTTCTCTTCGCCACACTGCATTATTCTGTGCTATAGCTAATTGATTCTGTGCATTGAATTGGTCACGTTGATTAGCTACTTCTGCGTTAAATCTTGATAATGTATTTAACTCTCCTGCATTAAACTGATTCTGTGCATTTGATTGTGTTGAATTAAATTGAGATATTTGATTAGAGAGATTAGCCATAAACTGGTCAACTTGATTCTGTGATGTAGCATTAAATTGTCTTGATGCATTTTCAGCAGCTTGGTCAGTTAGTAATGATTGATTTATAGCTTGAGCATTAAATATGGCAGTCTGTTGTTCATTACTTAAATTAGCCATGTCTAACTGTAAAAAGTTACTTGCGTTTTGCACAGCAGTTTGTTGTCTAGCATTTAAGTTTGCAGTATCTAACTGTGATAATGCTGATGCTTCAGCCATAACTACAGCTTGTCTATTTGATAAATTATTAAGATTGACTGTATTTGCTGTTCTACTATTCTCTAACGCTATCTGCTGTTCTGCAGTAAAGTTTCTGTTTGCTATATCAGCTATACGTGCAGAGTTTTGAACCCTTGCTTGAAACCCTTGGTCAAACTCTTGTCCAATGAACTGTGCTCTTTGTTGAGCAGCTAACATAGCTCTTTGTTGTCTGTTGGATAAATTCTGCTGTTCAAATGTAGCAACAGTTCTAGCATCTGCCTGTGCAATAGGTAAAGCTGATTCCATTGCCGCCTGTACAAGTGCCTGTCCTGCAATACTAGATGCACCTAAACCTCTTTGTTGCATTACTGCTTGTACACCTCTGATTGCTCCTGCTGCCCATGCAGGTGGATTAGTGGCATCAAAGTTAGCAGTTAGTCCTGCTAGTTGTCCTGCTACAGTAGCTTGGTCAGTAGGTGTTGCTGTGGCAGCCTCTACTTGTTCTGTAAATGCTTTTGCTTTTTCTGCATCAGCAGTAGTATCTATTAACTCACCTGCCTGTATCTGTCTTTGTACTGGATTATCTAATTTAATAGAATTACCTTGTGCCGCAGTAACATTTGCAACACTTGTAGCTGTTTGTTGTGCTGCTACAACTTTAGCTCTTGGGTCAGCTAAATCAGTTTGAGCTGCTTGGTTAGCCTCTATAGCATTTTGAACTTCAGGACTTGCTTGAGCTGCCTCCATAGATGTTGAGGTAACAGCCACAGGAGCACCTGCTTGCATTGTTTCTGCACCATATGTGGGTGCTATAGGGTCTGCTCCTAACACTCCTGTAGTTGGAGTAATAAGTTGTTCCTGCATTACAGGTGTGAGTTGAGGCTGTGTAACTGCACCCACAGGTAATGCACCTGTCTGTGCTAATGTTGTGCTTGCCTCTGCTATAGTTTTACCTTCATCAGCAGTACCAAAAGCAGGAACTTGTCCTTCACCTTCTCCTAATGTGGGTACATATGCTTGTCCTGCAGGAGTAAATGATGGTGTAGACTGTGTAGGAGCACCACCTGTTTGCAGTTTAACTACAGACCCACCTTTAGCCATATCTTGTGCTCTTTGACGATACACAATCATCTCACGTTCTTTATCAGGGTTTTGTTTTAGGTAATTATCAAAGTTTTCCATACTACCTGCATAACCCATACGATTGGCTATCTTTTGTAATCCTTGTGGCTTAAAGCCTCTGAACATTGCCATTATTTAGTTCCCATTAATATCTTGTCTAACTTATCTTCTAATCTTCTCATCGCATCCATTATCTCGTGGACATCATCCTTAACGTCATCCTTACGTGCATACTCTTCTCGTGTCTTGTTAAGGAGTATCTGTATTCGTTTTACCTCTTGGAACATCTTGTTAAATGCCCAACCGAATGGTACAACGACCATAGTCAGTATTATGTTCCAAAATAACATTGGGTCAATGCTTTCCATGCTAGTCAGCATCCTCTATCTTGTTGCCTTCCTTGACCCATTCTTGGATTGCTTGATAGTGTCTGTTGTCATTACTCAAAGGTACTAATAAATACGGAACATTATTTGGCATGGAGTTTAAAACAAGTTTAATACAACTGTTTTGACCATTCTCATCTTGTACATATTGTGTTGATTGAATAT